GTTGATTCAGATGATGCCTCCAGACGAAGACATTCGAAGCGCTTACATCAATCTGTCGATTAACGCATATCACATTCACGGCGTTTGAGCTGTGAGGAAGGAGTAAAACATGGGTGCTGCTGGGCTGACATCCCCGATTCGCGCCGATGCGTTCAAGAATCTTCAGTTGAACGCTGGCATTTTCCTTGTAAACTACGACTACTCGAATATCGCTGACGCTGCTGCTCTGAAGGCAGCGATCGCGACTGCGATTGAGACTCCTGCAAACATTCTGGGCGTTACTCGCGGCGGCGGTTCTTTTACTGTTACACGCGAAACTCGTACGCCGGAAGTCGACGGGATGCGCTATCCGTTCAAGGGCGCTGACTTCGTTGATTCTGTCGACGCTTATCTGTCTGGCACTCTGCTGGAAGTGAACGCTGACAACTTCAAGCGGCTGCTCGGTACTGGCGACGTTGCGTCTTCTGGCAAAAAGACGACTGTGACGATGCACACTGCGATCGCTGACGGCGACTACATCAGCAAGCTTTGCTGGGTAGGCGACATCGCTGATGGGCGTGCTGTGCTGATTGAACTCGACAACGCGATCAACACGAGCGACTTCAATCTGACTTTCACTGACAAGGGTGAAGGTACGATGACGTTCGAGTTCCATGCGCGTCAGGCGAACGTGAGCGACTACGACAATGCTCCGTTTAGGGTCGTGTTCTTCGATCTTGCGTCTTGACGATTTCTGCAAGGGGCGGGGGGATAGCCCTCGCCCCTCAATTTATATGGGAGGATAAACGATATGAAAATCTCTGAAATGACAAACGAACAAGCTGCTGAAGCGATGATCAGACTGAGTGAGCCGTTTTCGAACATCTGCGACGACGAAGAAGCGCTGAATCTGATTGATGAGATGGGCAAAATGAAAGACATGCCGCTGATCAAGGCGATTGCGAAAGCGCTGCCGAAAATCGTCGCGTTCGGTTTGCAGAAGCACAAAGCTGACGTGTATGAAATCATCGGCGCTTTGCTGATGGTCTCTACAACGAAAGTCGCGAAGATGAACTTCGCTGAAACTGTCAAAGCTGTTCGCGACAGCTACGACGACATGCTGGCGAGTTTTTTTACACAGTCCGCGCTTGCAGAAAAAGTCAGCGCGAAAGAATCTGTGTAATACTGCAAAAATACGGCTTTCATGGTTTTTACGCGCTCGCGTGCATGATCAAAGACGATCAGCAGGAGCAGCTATATCGTGATTATACTGCTACAATGGCTGGTTTGACAGTGCAGACGATCGTATCATACGGCGGCAGTAAGTGGAAAGCGCCGAGCTATGTGGAGATGGCTCATCCGAGTGATGTGAAAGTCGATACGCGCAGCGCAGAAGAAATAAAAGATCACGTTCATTCGCTCTTCAGCAGCGGAAAGGAGAAAGCAGATGAATCTATTTGAGCTTTCAGCAGTCTTGTCGCTGAACTCGAAAGGCTTCGAAAGCGGCTTACAGAACAGCGAAAGCTTGATGGGCAGAATCGGCAGCTCTATCAAAAACGGCTTCAGCACGCTCGGAAACGTTGCTCAAGCTGCGATGGCGAAAGCTGGCGATGCTGCGCTTGGTCTTGTGAAAGATTCGATCAATGCTGGCGCGAACTTTGACGCTGGCATGAGCAACGTCGCTGCTATCTCTGGCGCTACGGGAAAAGAACTCGATAAGCTGCGGAAAAAGGCTATGGAAATGGGCGCGAAAACGAAGTTCAGTGCTTCTGAAGCTGCTGATGCGTTCTCTTACATGGCTATGGCTGGTTGGAAAACGAGCGACATGCTTTCTGGTATTGAAGGCATCATGAATCTGGCTGCTGCGTCTGGCGAAGATTTGGCGCTTACATCAGACATCGTGACAGACGCTCTGACAGCGTTCGGCTTGAAAGCGTCTGATTCTGCGCACTTCGCAGACATCATGGCTGCTGCGTCTTCAAACGCGAATACGAACGTCGCTCTGATGGGCGAGACGTTCAAGTATGTTGCGCCTGTTGCGGGTGCTTTGGGAATCTCTGCTGAAGACACTGCTGAAGCAATCGGCTTGCTCGCAAACGCTGGTATTAAAGGCTCTCAGGCTGGTACATCGCTGCGCTCGATTCTGACACGCTTGGCGACTGATGCTGGCGCTTCTACAAAATCGCTTGGCGCTCTTGGTATTTTGACGAAAGAGCTGGGTGTTCAGTTCTACAAATCTGACGGCTCTGTTCGCGATTTCTCTGACATCATCGATGACGCTCGGAAAGCGTGGAAAAAGCTTTCGAAAGAAGACGCTGCTACTTTCGCGAAAAAGATCGCTGGTCAGGAAGGTATTTCTGCTTGGCTTGCTATGATGGAAGCAGCGCCAGAAGATTTGAACAAGCTGCGAAAGTCGATCGAAGAATGCGACGGCGCTGCTGAGAACATGGCGAACACGATGAACGACAACTTGAAGGGCGATGTCACGATCTTCAAGAGCGCTCTCGAATCGCTGCAAATCGTGATCAGCGACAAGCTTTCGCCGACGCTTCGGAAGTTTGTACAGTTCGGTACAACAGCGCTTGGAAAGCTGAAAGATGCTTTCACGAGTGGCGGTTTCAAAAAGGCAGTAGACGTATTCGGCAATATTCTTTCTGAAATCTGGGGGAAGTTCAAAGACTATCTGCCGAAGCTCGCGAGCGCTGGTTGGGATTTGGTGAAATGGGCTGTCAAAGGCGTTTTCAATGGCATCAAAAAGATGAAGCTGCCGACATGGGCAGACGTTAAGAAGTTCGCTGTCGACGCTTGGAACACGATCAAAAAAGGCGCTGCTGATCTCGGCGGCATCATCTTTGGCAAGAACAAAAAAGGCAAAGTAAAATGGCCTACTTGGAAAGATGTCAAGAAAGCTGCTGCTGATGCTTGGGAAAAAATCAAGGCGAGCGTTTCTGAACTTGGTGGCATCATCTTCGGCAAGAACAAAAAAGGAGAAGTCAAGTGGCCTACTTGGGAAGATGTTAAGCAGACAGCAAAAGACGCTTGGGATAAGATTGTAGCAGCAGCGAAGTCGCTTGGCAACGAGTTCGGTGCGCTTGTCTTCGGGAAGGATGAGAAAGGCGAAGTCAAGTGGCCTACTTGGGACGGCGAAGATGGTGTCAAAGCGAAAGCTGAAGCGGCTTGGAAGACAATCACTGACGAAGCTGGCAAGCTGCCCGGCAAGGTGTTCGGTTTCTGGCCTGACGGCTCTGTCGCTTGGCCTAAGTGGGAAGACACTACTGACGAAAATGGCGTTCTTCACAAGGGCGTTAAGACGCTCGCTGAAGAAGCGTGGCAGACGATCGTAGACGGCGCGAAGACGCTTAAGGGTTTGATCTTTGGCGATGCTGCTGACGCTGGTTCTGTTTTTAACGGAATCAAGGAAAGCTGGAACACTCTCAAGACAACGATTGAATCTGGCGTGATCGACGTTTCAAAATACTTCTTTGGCGATGAAAAGGGCGCTGAAGTTGCAAAAACTGTGAATGACTTCGGCAAAGCTCTTGAAGTCGTAGGCGCTGCGATTCTTGGCGCTGGGTTCGCTAAAACGCTTGAGTCAGTTGTCAGAACTGTTCGTTCTTTATTTACTGGCGGCACAGGCATGAGCAAAACAGAATTGATTTTCTCTGCAATCGCTGCCGTGACGACGCTTGTCATTCAAAATTGGGACAAGATAGAACCAGTGCTTCAGAAAGTTGGCGGTTTTGTTGATCAGTATTTGATCAAGCCGATTGAATCTGTGATTGACTGGTTCAAAGAAGCGATTCAGACTGTTGGCGAGTTTTTTGGTCTTGATGTTTTCGGCGGTGTTAGAAAGCGTCAAGGCGAAAAGCTCTTCACGCAAATCATGGAGCAGAACTTCGGCACAAAAGAAGAACTGCGCGATTATATTGAAAAGAATTTCAATGGCGCACTTTCTGATTCTTCGCTTGATCTGCTTTGGAGTTCGATGGGGCGTGAAAAGAACGGATGGGGGAACATTAACAGGGAAAAAACACTTGAAAACGTTTTTGACGCAATTGGGGATTTGTCTGAAAAGACACAGAGCGCTGGCGATGATCTTAGCGCTGCGTTTAATGACGCGAACGCATCTGCTGCCACTGCAAAAGATTCGATTGATGCAGTTCGAGAAGCGGCAGAAAACGCATCAGGCACTTATCCAATTTCGTTCCCTGTGACAACTGATAACGGCTCGTTTGAAGATGGCTCGCACGCAAAAGGCGCTTGGAATATTCCCTATGATAATTATAGCGCGATTCTGCATCGCGGCGAAATGGTGCTTACATCGTCTCAGGCGCGTCGGTATCGTGACGGCGACGGCGGCGGCATGAATCTGAGTGCGCTTACGAGCGCTGTCGTCAATGCTGTTCGTGAGGGCATGGCTGGTGCTGTCGTGCGCTCTTATCTCAATGGCAAAGACGTTACTGACGATGTTGCTCGGCGCATGGGCAACGCGATGAAATCTCAGAGGTACGCGACATGACGAGCAGATATGATGTAACACTGAATGACAAAAAGCTGTCGAGCGTCAACAAGAATCTGCTGATTCTTGATGTCGCTTACAGCACATCTGAATCGTTTGAACGCTCGCGCATCGCGAATCGTGACGGCGCTCGTCTGTCTTCGCTTTACCGCGAAGGCAGCAGCGTCACAGTCACGTTTGAGCTGCATATCTATGACATCCAGAAGCGTCAAGCAGCGCTTGCAGACGTGATCACATGGGCGAAAGATGGCGGCGTGCTGAAGATTAACGACAGGAAAGATCAAAGCTTGCAGTGCGTGTGTGAAAAGCTGCCAGCGATCAGCGTGAAGAACTGGACAGAACCGCTGACGATCACGTTCAGCGCGTACGCTTTCCCGTATTGGGAAGAAACGAAAGCGACTGTCGCGACGCTGTCTGGTAAAAACGTCAGCGGCACGATCAAGGTGAACGGCAACGCGCCGAAAGCGTATGCGAACGTCACTGTGAAAGCGACTGCTGCGATCACAAGCCTGACTGTCAAAATCGGCAGCTCGTCGATTGCGCTGTCGGGCATCAGCATCGCTGCTGGCAAAACTGTCGTCTTCTCGTATGACGATAACAAGATTCTCAGCATCATGACTGGCACGACATCGCTGCTCAGTAAACGCACAGCAAAATCAAGTGACGATCTTGTCGCTTCGTGTGGCAAATCGAACAAGATTTCTGTCGTCGCGTCTGCGAATGTGACAGCGACATTCTCTGTGAAGGGGGCGTTCATTTGATTCAACTGCCGCGACTGCTGGACAGCAGTCTGAAAGAAGTGAAGCGTCTTCGCCCGGTGCAGATGTCGGTTAACCTTGAGATCGTGCCGCTGTCAACTGCTTCGATGACGCTGCTGAAAGACGACGCTGTGACAGCGCGTTCGTTTGTCGAGATTTACACGTCGATCGGCTCTGTCGGTATCTTCAGAGTACGCGCGCCGCAAGAATCGTACGGCGACGAAACGATCACTGTCGAATGCGAACACGCGATCACAGAAGTCGCTGACTATCTGATCAAAGAAGATTACGAGAAAGCGATGAATGCGCAGACAGCGATGAAGACGCTGTTCTCGCACTACAAAGGCAAGCTTTGGAAGCTCGGCTCGCTCACGAATCTTAGCGGTACTGTAAACGTGATCGCGAACTATAACACAGTGCTTGAAGCGATGCTCGCAATTCTTGATCAGCAGCGCGACTTGATGATGACGTTCGATTTCACGACATCGCCGTGGACGATCAACTTCACGAAAAAAGGCACTGTTGTCGCTGCTGAAGGGCGCTTGTCTCGCAATGTAAAAAGCGCGAAAGTGACGTATGACGACAGCAATCTTTGCACTCGCGTTTACGCTGATGGTCTGACTGGCACAAAGAACAATGTGTATGGTCACATCGATGCTTCTACGCTGTCGAAATACGGCGTTGTTGAAAAGACGGTGTCTGGCTCTGACAACAAAGACGACACGACGCGAACCGCGAAAGCGTTTCTGAACGACAACAAAGAACCGAAAGTAAGCGTTGAAATCGATGCTGCTGATCTCTCGCTGATTACTGGCGAATCACTTGACAAGTTCACGCTCGGCAAGTTGTTTCGCTTGGCAATACCTGATCGCGGCGTGACAGTGGAGCAGCATATCACTTCTCTGTCTTGGGACGATGTCTTCAATAACGAAGAATCGATTCACGTCACGCTGGCGGCGAAGAAAGACACTGTTCTCAGCTTCTTGCATGATGTTGAAACAGGTGGCGGTCGCGGCGGTGGTTCTGCAAACAGGAAAACAGACAAAAACAAAAAAGAGTACACGACACGCTTCGAGCAGACAGATCGGCAAATTGATCTTGTTGCTGAACGTTCTGACAAGAACGGAAAGATTTTGGAACAGGCTGGCATGTCGCTGAACTCGAAAGGCGTTTTGATCTACGCCACAAATAATAAAAACAACATCGCGTCGAAGCTGAAAGTCGAAGCAGACAGGATTGATTCTCTTGTCAGTAAAACTGGCGTGAACAAGCTTGGCAAAAATCAGACTCTATATTCGCGTATTACACAGACAGAATCAAGCATTTCTTCTGTCGTTAGCAAGACTGGCGTGAACAAGCTCGGCAAGAATCAGACACTGTATAGTCAGATTCAGCAGAACGCAAACGCGATCAAGCTGACTGTGAAAAAGGGCGATGTGATTTCGTCAATCAATCAGACTGCTGAATCAATTAAGATCAAAGCAAGCAAGATCGAGCTTGATGGCAACGTCGTTGCAAGCGCAATTTCCGCGACAGGCGTTGTTATCACAATGGCGAGAATGCAAAACGCATACGTCGAAGAGTTCACTCAAGGCTTTGACGTTTCTGGGAACATTACATGTGACAATTTGAACACTGGCAAAATTTCATGTGGTGCTGTTGACGGCTCAACAATCACAGGAACTGGTTTCAAAATTGATGGGAATACAAATACAGCAAAATGGCAATCAAAAACAGTTGTTACTGAAGTCAAGCGCTCTGCATCTCGCCAATTCGTCTACGCTGTGAATGGCAGCACGAGCAATCTTTCTACAATCACAGGCACGATTGTTACTGGTGTCACGACGGAAACGATCTACTATCTCGGTCACGCATAAGGGAGGGAAAGCATGAACGACACATACCCGGTTGGCAAGATTGGACTGGTAAACAATATTCGAACGCTGCTTTGCACTATCCCTGTTGCGGGGCCTGAGAACATTAACAGAATGATGCTTGTGTTTCAAGGCTTGGACATGCTCAGTCAAGAACTCAGCGAAGAGCAGAAAGAGGGTGAAGAAGATGTTTGTGATCGATCCGAATAACAGTGCGATCACGATGCACAAAGGCGATACTGGCGCGTACTATGTGAATCTGACGCGCTCGTCTGGTGAAGCGTTCGGCGAGAACGATCGCGCTTTGTACACTATCAAGCAGGGCGCGAACATCATCATCGAGCGCGAATACGCGCTGAACGACGAGACGCTCGGCAACGGACGTTTTCTGATCGCGTTTAGGAACTCCGACACAGACACGCTCGCTGCTGGCAGCTATTCCACAGAGATTCGCGTCGTGATCAATCCGATTCGCAGCGACGGCAAGATCGTCGATGGCGATGTTGTGCGAACGATTACGGCTTCGAAGTCAACGCTAACAATTCTCGACGTTTTGAAGGAGGTGTAATCATGAGTGAGATCAACAATCAAGCAGACGAGCTGGCTGAAGAAGTGGCGTACACGCTGGAAGACGCGAACGTGATACCGACACCGCTTGACCCGACGCTGACGCACGCTGGCGAAGCTGCTGACGCAAAAGCGACAGGCGACGCGATCGCTGCTGCGCTGAATCGCGTCACAGTGAACGGCAAGGCCGCTTCTGGCGGCGCGGTCACTGTCTACGCTTCTGACATTCTCATGTCTGGCGAACAGGGCGCTCAGAATCTGTCGGAAACGATTCAAGATGTCGGCGGTCGCACTGCTGCTGACATCATCTACAACGACGGCGAAGACGACACGATTCACGATGTCGTAAACAGCATCGCGAACAAAACTGCGGATGACATCCTCTATCAGAACGGCAGCGAGGACAGCGTGTATGATGTCGTAAGCGACACGATCACAACGCTTGAAGCTGGCATCACTAACGCTGAAATCGACGAAATCTTCGACAGCGTCTTTTCGTGAGGTGAAACATGGCAAACTTTGAGAATCTTCGGAAATCTGGCTTGACTTACGTTCTGACGAAGCTGAAAAGCTATTTCGTGCAGTTGAAGGACGCTGTTCTCAGCGTGAACGGAGAAAATCCTGACAGCAGCGGCAACGTCCAGATCAATTCCGTCGCGTACGCTGAGAACATTTCGTCTTCGTCTTCTCAGCAGAGCGAAGGCAGCTTCACATTCAGAACAAGCGGCGGCACTGCATCTGTGAAGAACGGCGACGCTTGGCTGCTCAGCGTGAAAGGGCAGAGCGTTCATCGTGGATATTCGCCGGAAGTGCTGCGGCTGACAGTGAACCCGATGCCGCGAAGCGGAGATGACCAGTTTATCACAGCGACAATCGATCGCGCGACGTTCATCGAATACGTCACTGGCAGCACAACGATCACACTGACTTACACGACTGAGTGGAGCGAAGACCCGGAACTTTATGGCATCACTGTAAACGGCACACCGCTTGCTGGCGATCAGATCACAGTCGTTTATGAGCGTGAAGCTCGCGGCGTGATCACGCAGAGCGACCCGCAGACGTTTGTGTCTACTGGGTGGAACTTGTATAATCACGAAACTGGTTACGCGAAAGTGACGCGCTATTCTGATGTGTATGGTTACATGATCGAAGGCGCTTATTCGCAGATTCAGTTTTCTTCTACGCTGTCTGGTCAGCGCGTGACGATCACGCCGCAAGACGGCAAGTTCAATGTTAACGGCGACGGCTATGTTTGGGTAACTGACGGTGACGACGCGACAACCGCTGTTTGGCTGACGTGGAGCGACTGGACAGAAGCTCATGAAGGCGCGTACGAAGCGTATCACGAAACAGTCGTCGATCTGTCTTCCGTGATGGAAAACGTCTTCCCGAATGGGTTGTTACACGTCGGCTCTGTGAGCGACGAAATCAACATCAGCGGTGGCGTGGCAATCAGCCGTGTTGAAAGACTTGACTACACAGAAGGCAATCTTGCTGACGCTGTTGCGTCTGGTCGTGAATACGACTATGATGAGAATTATATCTATCTTGCGCGCGCTGCGGATATTGAAACAACGATCTCACTGCTCGGCAATTATACAGCGACTGATCACGGCACAGAATACTTCACTGGCACATCTTGCGACGTGTACGCGCTCACTGTGTATGGCGCAAATCTGAAAAACAAGCTCGAACGCGACGTAATTACAATCTCGCCGATGACGCTGACTGGCACGCAAAAGCAGAATGTTCGGAATTCGATTGGCGCTATTGGTTCTGATACTGTGATAAGCGTCGAAAATGGCGGCACTGGTGGTGTGACGGCAGCAGAAGCAAGAACGAACTTGGGACTTGACGATGTACTGGATGATGTTGATGGTTTGAAAGATGCTCTTGGATCTACAAGATTTGTTTACAAGCAAATCTCTGGCAATAACCACGCCACTTATACCTTTACCGGCTACTGCGCCTATGTGATCCTGCTTTCCGGCTCATCCCCGTCCACCCGATCCACCGTTTACGGATATTGCACGGCCAGCGGCAGCATCAGCAATACCAAAGTGGACGCAACAAGCAGCTCAAACATCACGCTGACAGCAAGAACGTATAGCTTGGACATCAACAACGCCTATTCTTCCGCAATGTATGCCCTGCTGATCCGCCTCGCCGGAACAGCGCCCACCTGATGAAAGGAGAACGACATGAAATATTACATCATTGAGATTCAGAAACACGAAAACGGCAATTACGCGCATTTGATCGACACAGCAAACGACATGAAAAACGCTGAATCGAAGGCTTATACGAAGCTTCAATATGCCGCGATTTCTGGTCGCCCTGTCCATACAGTATTGATCATCGACGAAGAAGGGTCTTTGTACAGCTCCAAATGTTATCGGAATGACAGCGCGGAGGGATGACCGATAATCATTCAAGGCTCAAACGTGCTGCTGACTTGACGGAGGTAATTATGACGAAAGCAGAAGAAGCGAAAGCGTGGGCGCTGTCGCGGGTCGGATGCCCGTACATTTACGGCGGCACAGGGCAGATTTGCACGACATCGTATCGAGAAGCGCGCGCTGCTCAGTACCCGAATTACGCTGGCAAAATCTACAATAACTGTCCGATCTTGTCTGGCAAAACTGATTCGTGTACGAATTGCAAATGGTGCGACGCAGACACGAACGTCGGCAAACGCGCTTATGACTGCGCGCAGCTTGTGCGCTGGTGTATGAACCATGTCGGCATCAGCATGGTCAGCGGAGCGAACAGCCAGTGGACGCAGACGAACTGGGAAAGCGCTGGCGAGATCGGCAGCATACCGAAAAACAAACTGTGCATCGTGTACCGCTACGACGACGATAAAAATCGCATGGGGCATACTGGCATCTATCTCGGCGACGGCTATATCGTTCACGCGAAAGGGCATGATTACGGGGTTGTCAGGGAATTGCTTGGCAACCCCACCTTCACCAATTGGGCCATTCCTGCCGGGCTTTACAGCGAATTGCCGCTGTACAATACCACCCTGCGCAAGGGCGATCACGGGGCCGCTGTAAGCGAATTGCAGCGGCTTCTGAACGATCACGGCTACTCTCTGACTGTTGACGGCAAGTTCGGCGCGAAAACGCTCGAAGCGGTAAAGGATTTTCAGAAGAAATCAGGCTTGAAAGCCGATGGCATCGTCGGCGCTCAGACATGGACGGCGCTGGGCGTGAAGAAAGATGAACCAGTGAAAAACGAATCTCCTGACACGCTGCTCGGCAATAACTACTTTGTTTTATCGATGTCTGATGCGCTTCGTCTGCGCGAAGCGGTCAACACGATTGAAAATATACTGAATCAAGCGAACTGGGGTGACTGATATGGACAAGGTAACGCCGGACGATCTGATGACGTTTTTGTGGGTCTGCGCTGCGCTCGTCGCGTTCACGCTTGCTGTGTGGGGCTTGGTCGACAAGATCAAGAACGCGCGCAAGCCAGCAGAAAACATCGCTGAATGGCGACGCAGCGTCGAGCAGCGTCTCGCAAACGACAAAGCGCGAATCGACAGCATCGACGAGGGGCAGAAAGTGCTTTGTCATGGTGTTCTCGCTCTGCTCAATCATGAGCTGCACAACGGAAACTCAGACGAGATGGAAAAGGCGAAGAAAGGCATCTATGACTATCTGATTGAACGTTAAGGAGTTGTTTCATGCCGAGAGATTTTGAAATCATCACGCATCATTTCAACACGAACGACGATCTTCACATTCACTTCATCGCTGACGTGCATCTCGGCGCGCAGGAACACATGGCACGCGAATGGGAAAACTTCTGCGCGACTGTGCTTGAAGACAAGAACGCTTATCTGATTCTTGGCGGCGATTTGGTCAACAATGCTACGCGAAGCAGCGTCAGCAACATCTTCGACGAGACGATGCGACCGCGCGAACAGAAGCGCGTCATGTGCGAGATGCTGAAGCCGCTGAAAGAGCGTATCTTGTGCGCTCTGCCCGGCAATCACGAAGGCCGCAGCGGCAAAGACGCTGATGACGACCCGCTGTATGACATAATGTGCAAGCTCGATCTTGAAGACTACTATCGTGAAAATCTCGCGTTCGTTAAGCTTCAGATCGGCGATCAGAACGCAAACGGCATGATGAACCCGACATACATGCTGGTCGCGATGCACGGCGCTGGCGGCGGTATGCTGTCAGGCGGTGTCATCAATCGCAACGAGCGCTTCGGCTTCGTTCTTGACGGCGCTGACGCTCTGCTCGTAGCGCACAGCCACAAGCCGATGATGTCGTCGCCGTTCAAAATCTTCATCGATTCGCGCAACAACAAAGTATCGGTGAAGCCGTTCAAGGTCGTTGTCGCTACAAGCTGGATGTCTTACGGCGGTTATGCTGCGCGAAAGCAGTTGCTGCCGACAAGCTATGTTCCTCAGGTGATCACGCTCTGCGGTCGCTCTAAAAAGCTCTCTGTTACTATGTGATGTGAAAGGAGAATGAAACATGTCTAAGGATGATTGGATTCGGAAACTCACTTCTCGTAAATTCTGGGTGGCCATCGTTGGTTTTGCTACTGGTCTGCTGCTCTATCTCGGCAAGAGCGAAGCTGAAGCAGAGCAGATCGCTGGCTTGATCATGTCTGGCGCTGCTGTCGTCGCGTACATTCTCGGCGAAGGTCTGATCGACGCTGCAAGCGCTCGCAGCGACATCTACATTACGCCAGAAAAGCCGCCCGAGGAAAGTGACGAATAATGGGAAAATTGGTATACTCATGTCAAACATTTGATCGGAGGGACATGGCATGAGCGAAATGAAGCAAGACGTGATCGCGTATTCTCTGCACCAAGAAATCGTTGAAGACATCAAAGCGCAGCAGCGCTATATGTTCGATACAAAAAGCGCGCAAGACGAACGCACTATCAAGCGGCTCTGGATAACGATTCTTGTGATCTTCTTCGCGTTCGTCGCGACGAATGCTGGCTGGATTATCTACGAGAATCAGTTCGAAGACATCAGAATTGAGCAGGAAGGCTCTACTGATCAGGGCGGCAGCAACTATTTCAACGGCACCGGGGAGTTGACTATTTATGGCGAAGGCGAAACAGATTATCAGAATCCGCAGGAGGAAGGGAACGGGCAGCAAGACGTGCCCAACGTGTAAAGGAACAGGGAAGGTGAAGGCGTGAGCCGAAACCTTCTCGCGAACTTAGATCGTGACAGCGTGATCAAACTGATCGATCAGTGGGTTATCGGCGCTCACGGCGAGCGCGATCGCGAGATCATGTTCTATCGTCTGATTGATGGCCTGACGCACGAAGAAACAGCGCTTCGCTATCAGGAGAATCACCCGGACAAGCCGATCTCAGTCGATACGATCAAGCGCGCTGTCTACAAACGAACTGAACAATTATCTCGACACTGCCCCGGCAAATAGCCGGGGTTTTTGTGTCTGGAAATTTTTTTCGATTTTTTTCAAAAAAGTGCTTGACAGATTTTCTATCTAAGTGTATACTTATAACGTGATCAGGAAATCACGACAAATGACAGGAGGGCGAAAACAATGATGGAACTCAAGTATTTCAAGACTGACAAGAACGGCACGAAGTATTTTTACGACTGGAACTGCCCTCGCTGCTCTGGCGCTGGTTTTTGCGACAAGTGGGCGTATACTGGTCGCGTCTGCTTCGAATGCGGTGGCACGGGCAAGCGCTTTCAGCCGAAGATCGTGAAAGAGTACACTGACGAATATGCCGCGAAGCTCGCCGCTCGTCATGCTGCGAAAGCCGCGAAGCAAGTCGAAGAAGCGAAGCGCTACGCTGAAGAACACGCAGACGAGATCGAAGCGCAGAATCGCAGAATCATCGAAGAGCGCTACGCTGAGTTCGGTTGTGGCAAAGACGGAGTCGGCTATGTGCTTTCTGGCAACACTTACAAGATCAAAGAGCAGATCAAAGCGAATGGCGGCAAATGGATTTATGGCGTTTGGGTTTGCCCAGTCGAGATGAAGTGCGTTGGTGTCACGACTCGCAAAGTCGATTTGAATGGTCACATCGGGGCTGGCTCTATCACTTGGCTCGATGGTTTCGACTTCTACGAAGCTGTCAGAGGATAACGCAAAAAATCAAGCCGAGCCGGGGCGGCTAAACCCCGGCAGAATCAAGAAGGAGGCCGCGATCATGGCACAGTTTCAGTATCAGTGGTGGACAGTCGAAGCTCGTGAAGCGACTGGTCGCATCGTCTGGGAGATCAAAGCGAAGAGCAAAGACGGCGCTGTTAAGCAGATCAAGAAGATCGCCGCGCAGCACGACGCTTTCATTCAGAAAGCGCGACCCGACTTCAAGACAGAAGTCTTCTGGGACACTTTGACGCTCGATCGTACTGGTTATCAGAGATTATTTTGAAGGAGGGTCACGACGATGACGATCAAGATCAAAGGTTATGAGCATGAGATCATCGAACGCAAAGCCGTTAAAGCTGAATGCTGGTATGATAGACATCGACGCGAGTGGGTTCTCTGCCCGGTCGATGATGAAGGGAATCAACTATGCGAAGCACAGTATGCTTTTAGCAAAGCAGAAGCGAAACGCATGAAGAACGACATAGAAGAACGCATCGCGAACGGCGAGCAGTTCAGTTATTGAAGGAGTGATCATCATGAAAATGAAAGACAGACCGCTTGAGTGGTGGCACGGCAAGAAGTACACGATGTTTTGCAGAGCAGACATCAACGACACGCGCAGGATTCACTACACGCTGAACGAACAGACGCTGACTGGCATAGAAACGCAGCGCTTTACATCTGACGACTTTGCAAGTCTCTCGCTGCTGACGAAAGTGAGAAATTCGAGAATCAACGACGTGAAGCTCATCGACAACGAATGGTTCGTTGATCTTCTCTGCTGACGAAGGAGGACACTGACAATGACACGCGAAATCAAGACTGGCAAATACTACGCCGTTCACTGCAAAACGCCGCGCGGGTGGGGCTACTGGTGGTTCGGCGATCTTCTTGAGAACTGGACGTTCTCGTACACTGGCACTTATTCTGAAGCGAAGCGCGCTGCGATCAAAGCGGCGAACGACGCGAACATGACGAACGCAGTGTATGTGCTGCCGTGAAAGGAGAATCATCATGAAAAGAGACTGCATGAAGCGAAAGATCATGACGCTTGCTGACGCAGGAATCCCGCGCTTCGAGTGTGTGCGAGACTTTAAGAAAGATCAGTATCTCGTTTATGAATTGCGCTACGACGGCGGCTGGCATCGCAAACAAGTCGCGAAGTGTGATCGCCTTGAAGCTGTTCTTGCTTTCGTCTTTGACATGGTTCGCATTTATCACTTGAACTGAATCGCGCCGTATGGTATGATTCTCTGAGAGGTGATTGACCATGGCTGGCAAGACAACAGACGCACAGATGCGAGCAGTCGCGAAGTACGACGCGAAGAACACGAAGCAATATCACTTGAAGCTGAATCTGATCACAGACGCTGACATCATCGAGCGCTTCGACAGCGTCGAATCGATTCAAGGCTACATCAAGCAGCTCGTGCGTGAAGACATCGCGAGAAACACACAAAACTTTTGAAGAATCGTTGAAATTCAAAAGATAATCAAAAGATGACCGCTTCGGCGGTCTTTTTTGTTGCGCAAAACTGCACTGAAAATCATACGAAAGTCGCCCGATCATGCAATCGTGATTCGGGCGTTTTTTTGCGACAATCTTCGCAGAAAGGCGGTGATTCAGTGCGCGACTTTGCTTGAATCGATGTAAGCAGGTGATCGGCTGTGATAACAGAGCAAGACTTGCTTTCAGCGATCGCAGAGTGTCAGGGCAAACGCAACCCGGACGCGAACACATGCATCAAGCTCGCTGCGTTTTACACGATCAAGAACGAGCTGTTCGGAAACAGCGAACAACTCGAACAGATGCCGACATACTCTTATGCGTCAGCGCCAGATCAGAAACAAGAAGACAAGATCACGATAGACAGTGATACAGAATTTGCACGAGTGATCGATGGTCGCGAGCAGAAAGAGATCATGCCAGTTTTGGACGAGCTGATGACGACGCTTCAAGCGATACAGCCGAGATTGTACAACGCTGTCATGGAAAAGCTTTACAGATGAAACACGCCCACTCCGAAAGGAGTGGGCTTTTTGACTACCGATCTGACTACAACTTTTCGCGCTTTTTCACGCTTTTTATCACTTTTTATCGTGCGTGTTTTGCGCTTGAAAGTCTCTGAAAGCCTTATCTTACAAGCATTTCAAGCAGCTTGAAAAATGCATTTTTTACAAGGGCTGTTCTTGTTTGAAAAGCTTGCTGTAAGCTCTACAACCCTTGATTTATCTACGTTTCACAGCGTGCTTTCATATTTGACTACCATTCTGACTACGAATCAGCGCTTTTTGGAGCTTTTCAGCTTCTTTTTTGCTTCGATCGTCGGTCACTTCATCATAGATATGCAGTATCATATTCGCGTCTGAATGCCCCATCCAGCGAATACATGTATGCAGTTCGACATCGTTGTCACGGCAGAACGTGCAGAATGAATGCCTGAGATCGTACGGCGTGACAGTAAAGCTTGTGAATGGCGGCAACTCTTTGTTTCTGTGTTCGAGCTTTCTGCCGTACCAGAGACGAGAACAACCGTTGATCGCTATTTCCATAGACGTGACATATGATGACCAGAGTGTGCGCCATGCCGAAGGCGTCAGTTCGCCGCCAGAAGCGCTTTTGACAAGCATTCCGTCTTGGCGTGCAAGAACGCGCTTCAGTATCGGCAGCAGCGGCACTTCGCGTGTTGCGCGCGCCGTCTTGCCTTTTTCGCTGATCGTGTAATGATTCGAGCTGCTGACATGAATAAAGTCTTCGACGCGAATGATGTTGTTCTCAAAGTCAACGCTCTTGCTGACGTTCAGCGCTTTCGCTTCTTGCGGACGCAAACCAGCGTAGAGCATTGTCATCGCTGCTGCGTGCGCTCTGTGATCTGTGCAGAGCGTTTCAATCCACTCGCGCTCTTGCGCTGTGATTGCGCGATGCGACGAACCGACTGTGCCTTTGTGCGGTCGTGCTGACTTCTGACGCGCTGGATTTGATGCGCAGTAGCCGTCTTCAAGCGCAGCGTCAAAAAGCGATCTATAGAGATACGCTGCTGATTTGATGTATCCGTTCGAGCAGTCTGCGAACCGATCGCTGAATAGCTGTTTGATGTCTGACGGCTTCACTTCATCGAACGTCTTGTCTCCGATCGCGTTGAGAAGCTTTTCGATCTGAATCGCTGCGTGAGAGTATGTCGAGTATGCTGCGTTCACTTTCTCGCGCGGTAGCCATTTCAGCGCGTATTCAGCGACTGTGACTTTCTTCGCTGACGCTGTCTTTTCGTTCTTCTTGTAATCGTCACGCGCTTGAAGCGCTTCGTCTTCTGAAGCGCCGTAGAACCAGAGATTCTTGTAACGGCAAGCGAAGCGCCCGTCGGGTCGCTGCTTGAGATGCTGTTTCTTCTGACGTGGCATAAGATCACCTATTGAGCGTTTTCTTCGTTTTTCGCGGTGCTGAAAATTTTAGCGACAAATTCTGCACATGATTTCGAGAAAATGATTCTGATTTTCAGCGTATGACACGCCAAAAAATTTTGGATTGACAGAACGAGTGTTCCTATGTACAATGGCCGCACAAATCAGCACGGCGAGGATGGGAGGGAGACACAATGACAAGAGAAGAAGCGCAACGCTTGATAGCAGACTTAACAGAAGAACAGAAGCTCATCCTTTATCGGCTGCTTTCAAGCCTGACACAAAGTCAACCACACGTTGCACTTGATTCGGCGAAAGAGATGTAAGCATCTCGACCAACGAATCATCAAGCCCCTTTGATGGGGCGTTTTTTGTTTCTTCATCGTTTTCGTCGCCGATCACATAGGCGAGTGACACATGACACGCAGAAGCGATCTTCTGCGCGTTCTCTCTGCTTATTTTTGAACCAGCTTCATATCTTGCGATTGAGATGCGCGATACTTTGCAATACTCAGAGAAATCGTCTTGTGTCATGTGCAAGGAGTTTCTCAATGATAAGACATTATTCACAGGTATCACCTCTCATCTATAATGTAACACAGATGATACAAAAAATAAATATCAGAAATGATACATTTTATGCTTGACATTGTATCAGAACTGATATATAATGATCTCAGTTCTGATACGAAAGGAGCGTGAACCATGGTAGAAACACTGCGCAGGATGCGCAAAGAGCGTCAAATGACGCAAAAGCGTCTTTCTGATCTCTCTGGTGTTCCTCGAATTTGTATCAGCAGATATGAAACTGGAAAACACCAGCCGAGCATTGAAAACGCAGCGAAAATTGCGAATGCGCTCGGTGTCAATATTTCCGAGCTGCTCGATTCAAAGAAAGGCGCGTGAATAGAAAGGAGGAAGGCAAATGGCAGAAAGACTGTATCGTGCGAACGACGTAGCTGCTCGGTACAGCGTCAGCGTTCAGACGGCGAGAACGTACATGCGGCAGATGCGACACACGGAAAAGCCGCTGACAGTGCGCGAGAGCGACATGCTCTCATGGGACTTTGAACGCATGATTGGCCCGGCTGAGAAGAAGAAGCAGAAGCGCGTGACACGCACGACGAGCAGCTTTCAGCGCTCTGCTGACGGAAAGTACCACATACCGAGACGCCCATTTTGAAGGAGGACACGACAATGACTGATTTGAGAAGCTATGTGATGTTGTTTCTGATCGCACTGCCGTTCTGTGTGATTGGCTTTGTTGCCGGGGTGCTGATTATGCGCAATAACTACTTGCCGCGAATCATCTGGTATCAGAAGCAGATCAGCAAACTGAATCGCAGACTGACGAAATTCGATGCACCGACACCTTGGAGCGAATAAGAAGGAGGACACTGACAAATGAAACAGAGAGCTTACATCGACGACAAAAAGATCGAAATGATCAAGTTTCTGTACGCGAACGGCATCAAGCGCGACAAAATCTGCGAGATCACAGATGTCGGTTACAAGACTGTATCGCGCATCGTGACTGGCACACGCGACAAGTATCTTGCAGAACAGCACGCACGCAAAGAAGCTGCGAAGCAGAAAGAGCAGGAAAAGAAGGCTGAAGCTGTTCAGACTGTGATCGAGACGCAGACTGAAACGCAGCCCGAGACGAAAGCCGAGACTGTCGCACAGAGCAACACGATCAGCGACGAAGCGCTGTACAACGTGATGAAGAACGCTGTGCTTGACGCGATGAATCAAGCGCTGGCTCAGAACATGTCGAACTTGCGCGGGATGGTGCTTGGTGCGATTCGCACTTCGCAGATGTAAAAAAACCCCGGCAGTTGACGAGACTGCCGGGTAGCGTCGGAGAACGCTGACAAATGACACTGTGATGATACCACAGTTTGGAGGAAATGTCAAATGACGAAAAAAGAATGTGAACAAAAACTGATGTCGCTGTATAACGACATGCTCGAAACGCTGCACGAGTACAGCCCGAAAAGCAATCACTTCAGCGCTTTTAGCATCGATGGCTACATTGATCTGCATGACTACTCTGAGAGCGTTGACGATGATCATCGCGTGAAGATCATCATTTATGACGAGGATGGTGAAAACGATGACTGACGAAATCATGATCGAACGTCTCGAAGCTGCGCATGATCGCGCGCTGGCGAAACTGCATCTCGGCTGCACGATGTACGACGACGACTACGAAGAAGACGAAGCTGACACTGCTTCGCACTGGGACGAATGGATGCTTGACAACGCGATCGACTGCGCTCGCGAAGAAATGTAAGGGAGGATTCATCATGATCAGTTACGCAGACATTCAGAAAGCGAACGAGACGCTTCACTTCACCGATGTGAAAGGCAAGAACTACGCAGAAGTGCCGCAGCGCGTGAAAGCGTTTCGGATGCTGTACCCGCAAGGTTTCATCATCACGGACATGGTCAGCAACGACGGCGGCGTGTGCGTGTTCAAAGCGACTGCTGGCTACTACGGCGACAACGGCGAAGCGTACACGCTCGGAACTGGCACTGCTTACGAGAAAGAGGGCAGCTCGTTCATCAACAAGACTTCGTACATCGAGAACTGCGAAACGTCTGCTGTCGGTCGTGCGCTTGGCTTCTTGAACATCGGCAGCGATTCTTCGATCGCAAGCTATGAAGAAATGCAGAACGCGAAGCTTCAGCAAAACGAAGAGCTGCCAGAAGACGCGCTGAAACCGGGCGAGAAAGTCAAGTATGAGAAAAAGAGCTGGGACGCTCGCGCAGCGATCAAGACGTTCTGCGATCGACACAACATCAACGGCGAAAAGTTCCAGCAGCTCAGACGCGCTCTGATCGAAGGCGGCATCGCGAAGAACATCAAGTATGACGATCTCGACCCGATCGAGTTCGACAATCTCTGCAAAGCGATGGAGAGCAATTACGCTGACATGCTTGGTATGAAGCAATGAGCGAGATCATGACGTTTGGTCGCGCTTGGGACACGTCAAAGGGCGTTGTAGTGCGAACTACCCGCCCTGACATCCCAAACTTGAGCGATGACGTGACAGTCATCTGGCGCGACAGCAGACACATCACAGCAGAGCAGCTTCGCAAGGCATGGGCGCTCATGGGCGAGATCGCAGCGTATCAGGGCGAAACATCAAAAGACGTGTATCGCGAGCAGAGCAGCGCGTTCACGATCAAGCATCTCGAAACGCTGCAAGACGGACTTTTCCATCTCAGCACAGCGACAGTCAGCACAGCGCGCGCGTTCATCAACATGCTGATCGAGATCATCGTCGAGTATGGCATACCGACAAAAGAACCGCTGTACGAGATGTGTGACGACATTCAGCGGTATGTGTACGCTTGCCTGATGAACAAGAAGTGCTGCGTATGCGGTAAGAAGACAGAGCTGCATCACGTCGACGCAGTTGGAATGGGCAGGAACAGACACGAGATCGATCACATCGGAATGCGATGCTTGCCGCTTTGCAGAGAGCATCACGAAGAAGCACACAGAATCGGAAACACAGCGTTCATTGATCGCTACCATCTCGAAGTGATCGAGATCGACGAGAAGATCGCGAAAAAGTACAATCTGGGAGGGATAACGTAATGCCATATCAAAATGATGAGAAACGTAAACAATATCAACACGAATACTATCAAGAAAATCAGGAGAAATTTAAACAATATCGTCAAGAAAATAAGGAGAAATTTAAACAATATCGGAACGAATACTATCAAAAAAACAAAGAAAAAAATCTTGAGTACCATAAAGAGTATCGGCAAAAAAACAAAGATATAATCAACGAAAAGAGGAATAAGTACAACAAAGAACACCCGGAAATCATAGAGCAGCAGCGCATCAGAACTTACACAAACTTTCTTGTAAAACATGGCTATATTGTTATTAAGGAGGAATGACTTATTAATCGCATCTTTCTGATCGGCAATCTGACGAACGACCCTGTCAGCAAAACGACGCAGAGCGGCATTCAGCTCTGCACGTTCACAATCGCTGTGAATCGCAAGCACAGCGCGAACGCACAGCAAGAAGCAGACTTCTTTCGCGTCACTGCATGGCGTCAGCTCGCTGACATCTGCATGAAGTATCTCCAAAAGGGAAAGAAAGTGTCTGTCGTCGGCTCTGTATCTGCTTCTGCGTATCAATCGAATAGCGGCGATTTGAGAGCGTCTCTCGACGTTCAAGCTGAAGACGTAGAATTCCTCTCACCCGCTGAGAAAACGCAGCAGAACGCACGCCAGAGCGCTCCAAAGCAAAATGACGGCGAGTTCGTCAAAGTAGACGACGAGCTGCCGTTCTGAAAGGAGGGATGACAGATGCCGAATCGGATTCTGAAAGAAAGCATCTGCACATCTGACAGTATCGATCAGCTATCCGCTTTTCAAGAGACGATGTTTTACCGCATGATCGTGAATTGCGACGATTACGGACGCATGGACGCTCGCGCAAAGATACTCGCTTCAAGGCTGTTCCCGCTGAAAGACATTCGCGCTGCTCAAATAGAAGATGCCATCCGGGCGTTGACCTCTGCTGAACTGGTGATTCTCTACGAAGTAGACGGAAAGCCCTTCTTGCAGATGAAAACGTGGGACAAGCATCAGCAGATCAGAGCGAAGAAAAGCAAGTATCCAGCACCGAATGAAGGCATCTGCAAGCAAATGATTTCAGATGATAGCAAATGTCCCCGTAATCCAATCCAATCCGAATCCGAATCCGAATCCAATACGAATATTTGCGCAGCGGCAAGCGCAGCGCAAGTCGCGACGCTCACGCTTCTTGATGGTTCGTCTTACGTTCTCACAGAAGACGACGCTGAGAAAGACAGAAAAGCGTACCCGGCTGTCGATGTCGTAGCGGAGTACCAGAAGATGTCGAGATGGCTCGACGCGAATCAGAAAAACAGAAAAACGAAAAGCGGCATCAAGCGCTTCGTCAATTCGTGGTTGTCTCGCGCTCAGAACAGCGCGCGAACGAGCAGCACGAAAACGAAGACAGTCAGCGCGCAGAACTACAATCAGCGCAGCTATTCGGAAGACGAGCTGCTCTCTGTGTCTGACGATCTGATCGCTGAAGCGCGATCTCTGCGAGGTGCATGACGACATGATGATCACGTTACCGGGCGAACCGAGAACGAAGAAGAACAGCCAGCGCATCGTGTACAGAAACGGCAAGCCGATCGTGCTGCCGAGCAAGCAGTACAAAGAGTATCGCGAAATATGTATCTGGCGAATACCAGCGCATCAGAAAGCGCATATCAGCGATGCGGTCAACATGCAGTGCGTGTACTACATGCGAACGACGCGCAAAGTCGATCTTGTGAATCTGATTGAAGCGACGTGCGACATCCTTGTCGACGCTGGCGTGATCGCAGACGACAACAGCAGTATCGTCGTCAGTCATGACGGAAGTCGCGTGCTGCTCGACAGAGATAATCCGCACGCAGAAATCACGATAACGAGGTTGAATCAATGCGCAGAACATCACTCAGCGGCTCAAAAATCAACGTAAGCGTGTGCATACCGATCAACGAAATGATCGGCAGCAAGTACGAAGCAGGACGCGACATCGCAGTCGCAGACGCGCAAGCAGTGAGCGACAGAAAGCTGAAAGCGCTGCTGTGCGATTACGGCAGCGTGACGCACTGCAAATCATGCGAATCTCAATGCGCTTACGGGCGCGAATTTGTAAGGAGGAAGACGACAAATGACAATCAAGGCGACAATCACTCAAACGGACGGCACGATCAGGGCGTTGCTGTTTGACAGTATCGAAGAATACACGGAGTTTCTCAAACGGCGCTGGCAGTTTATCACGCACGCTGACGCAAAAATCATCAAGCCGTATCAGATGCGGCAAGGGAGGGATTTTTGATGAAAAAGTTCCCGGCGATTGTGTACTGTATGTGCCAGCAAGGCATGACTTCTGAGCAACTCGCAAACAAGGTTGATATGCGGCAATCGACATTCTCGCGCAAGCTGAACGGCAGGACGGAGTTCACACTTCCAGAAATGTTGGCGATCAAAGAAGCGCTTGGCACGAACATGGCGCTTGAACGCTTGTTTCAAAAGGCGGTGGAGCAGGATGGCTGATCTTGAGAAGGTGATCCGTATGGCGGCTGATGCGCTGGAACTGCTGAACGACCCAGACCGGGTGTGTGTTGTGCGCTGCTCTGATTGCCGATTCTGGGAGCCTGAGAACGCAGAAGAAGGGGATTCATACGGATATTGCCAGAAGCCGTGGGGAACGTGCAAAAGCCAACAGACGGACATGAACTGGTTCTGCGCCGATGGGGAAAGGGGCGAATGAACGTGACAAGAGATGAGTTTATGAAACACGCAGAGCAGGAAATTGAACAGGCGTTTCGTGGGCAGAGAAACCGGATGATGAATCTGGTGGAACAGGCGTGGGCAGAAGGGAAACGAAACGCAGAGGTGGAGGCTTTTACGGAGGCAGGGAATGAATTGGTGAACGTTATCAAAAAAGAATTATTCCACAAACTGCCCACTACCATCACAACGGACAAAACATATCCGACAACGATGGCCGACATCCCAGAGCCGTGTAGAAACTGCCCAAATCATCCAAGCAACGGCGGGGACGGAATTTGTAACTGTACGCTTGGAACACCGCCGATAACGTGTTAAGGGAGGAATGAGCGAATGAATATTGTGCAAGCACAGCAGGAAATGGTCATAACGATCTATACAGCGATGAAAGAGGCAGAACGCGCTATGTTGAAAGAATGCTCTGAAGCTACGAATAAGTGCCGTCTGGAAGTTCTGAACGGTTATGCGGACACGATTCTGAAACTGTCTATGGCGTTAGATAAGATCAGAATTTGATGGTTTCCATGCAATCCAGACAGGAGGGATGACGATTGACAACCGATGAACTGATCAACGCGCTGAGGGGCGAAGCGCACAAAGCCTATCCATTGGCGGTTAGCGAACTGATGAGCAAAGCTGCCGACAGGCTGGAAGAGTTAGACGAACGAATCGCGATAATGGAGGAGGGATGCAAATGATGTGTAATGATTATCATCAGAAAATAAAAACGCTTGAGAAAATTGTGGATGGTGAAAAGCTGTGCGATGTTGATTATATGGCAATTGCACATATCATCTCGGATGAAAAGAAAATGAATCCGCTTTGCGTTTTTGCAGAAAGTGTTGAAGTACAGAAGGAAACAGAAAAAAACAGCTTTGGTTTTGAAACAGTAACCGCTGCTGAATTGGCAGACGAACCGATTCAAGGGCTTGATGCGGAAGACGCGAAAAAACTTGCTGATCGGCTTAGAGATTGTCAAAGCTATGTTACAAGTGATGGCGATTGGAAATATGATCGTGTTCCGTCTGATCTTGTACAGGACATTCTGTTTTTTCTTCACAGCATAGAAGAACGAACGAGATAAGTTTGCCGGGATTCGGATGCTGCACCGTGATGCAGAGCCGTTCGACACGGCTACCCGGCAAGGGCAACGTGCTATAAGCACAGCGGATGTTTACCTTTCTTGACCCGTGCCGACCTCGGTGAAATCATCGTGAAGGTTGGCTATTGCCCATCGTTGGCGGGGCAGCGGAAACCGCCTGACGGCGTGGAAAGACACGCGCTTTGCCGATGTGGCGCAATGGCAAGCGCAGTTGATTTGTAATCATCAGGCTATCGGTTCGAATCCGATCATCGGCTCCATTTGCCGGGGGTAGTAGCCCGGTTGAAAGCGGGACGCATCAGCCGCAATGCGGAACGCTAAGAAGTGCGGATATCAGCGTTTTCCTTCGCATACAAGAACAAGACAGCGGCGAACAGCGCCCCGATCGGCAGAGCGACAAGCGCGTGAATGACACACACGAAACCACCGCGAAGCTGATCGGGCGCGCAGAAAGGGGATTTTTCCAGCAATCATGCTGAAAATTTACGTTTTTGAAGATGACAAACGCGAAAAGGGGGTCGACAATTACTCATGCAGAGATTCTCGTATTCTGTGATCAGAACTGCACGCTTCGCTGTTGACGAGCTTGATCGCATCAGGCGCGATCAGAACATCTCGCAAATGAAGATCAGCGAGTTGGCTGATTCGCCGGACGTTGGGCAGCAGTACGCGCGCATGTACGGCAGCGGCGACGCGATGCTTTCGAAGTTTCTGCGCTTCGCTCGTGCGCTCGGTTATGAGCTTGTGATGATCAAAAAGGAGGACGCATGAAAAGCAGAGCAAAGGAATATCAATGGCATATCGAGTGGCGCGAGCCGAGCGAGCTGATACCATACGAGTATAACGCGAAGCTGCACGACGACAAGCAAGTCAAGAACATCGCGAACAGCATCAAGCGCTTCGGATGGCAGCAGCCAGCAGTGGTTACGAATGACGACGTTCTGATCATCGGTCACGGCAGACGGCTCGCGGCGCTGAAGCTGAAGTGCAAGATGCCAGTCAAAGTGATCGAAGACGATCTGACAGAAGACGACATCAAAGAGCTTCGTCTTGCAGACAATCTCACGAACGAGAGCGGCTGGGACTACGATCTTCGCGCGTTCGACGCTGAGAATCTCTCGTTCGAAGGGTTCGACTTTGATCTTGATGTCTTATCTGGGGGGGGTCTTGACGAATCAGACAAACCAGAAAAGACAGATGTGCAATACTTCGACGAGAAAGAGATCGAGCAAGCGATCATTGACAACTGGCGAACATACGAAGACGCAAAAGCGTTCGCTGCTCAAGCGATCGACGAAGCTGCTGCGATGTTTCAGTTTAATCGTCTCTGTCAGGGCTATAACGATGGCTATAACATTTCGCTGCTTTTCAACGCGCATCGATTGGATACAGAGACGAAGAAGAACAAGTCGATTCTCTACGGCTTCAACAATGATGCAAACTACAGAAAGCAGTTTGCTCGATACGCTGTCGAAGTAGCGGAAAGAGTGCCGCCGCAAAACGAGTATTACAAGCTGATCGGCATCGGCACTGCTGGCTATCAGTATGTGAACGAGTTTCAGCCGTACATGGCGCGAGACATTTATAAGAAGTATGTTCGTGAAGGCGACAAGGTGCTGAATCCGTGCGCTGGGTGGGGCGGCCGTCTGCTCGGCATCGCTTCTTGCATGTTCAGCGACATCGAGTATGTAGAGACAGACCCTTCAACAGAAACGTATCAGGGTCTTGTCAAGCTCAAGCGCTTCTTGCGTCTCGGTGATCAGTACAAGCAATACAATCTGCCGTTCGAAGAGCTTGAAGTGAAAGAGAACTATTTCGACTTTGTGTTCACGTCTCCACCATATTTCGACACTGAGAGATACGCAGACGAAGACACGCAGAGCTTCAAGCGCTATAACAGCTTTGAGACGTGGCGTGATGCGTTTTTGAAGCCGATGATAGACAAGATACTGTTCTGCATGAAAGACGATGGAAAGTGTCTCTTAAACGTCGGAAACGCGATCTACAAGATCGACGAAGCGATCGAATCGTATCTCGACAGCAAGCACATCGCGCACAGGCGCGTCGGTGATTTCAAGATCGGCGGTGATGGCATTGGCGCTCGAACTGGCGAAGACGGAGAGCCGTTTATCTTATTCGGCAAGCATTAAGAAGCGCATCAGAGAAGTGAAAGACGAAATCGCGCACGCTGGCAAGTATCACAAGCGCGATCTGACAAAATATCTGCATCGACTGCAAAAGGAGCTGTTTATTATTGAGCGAGAACAACAGAAGAGCGTCGCCAATTAACGGCGCTGTATTACCGAGAGGACGACCTTTCGAACCGGGGGAACAACAGCGCGAAATCTCTCGAAAAGCTGGCAAAAAATCAGCGCAGATGAAAAGAGAGCGCAAAACGCTTCGCGAAGAGCTGCTCGCTGTGCTGACTGACATGAAGATTCCTGAGAAGAGTACGGGAAAAGAAGTGCCAGTTCAAGAAGCGTTGTCTGTGTCGCTGATTCGCTCTGCGCTGAATGGCAACGTCAAAGCGTATGAGATTATACGCGATACGATCGGCGAAAAGCCGACAGAGAGCGTGACTGTGTTGTCTGCGAACTTCTCTGCGCTCGATGATGCGTTTAAAGCGATTCAGAGCGCTTCTGAGCGTGGTTCGAGTGAGTAGCAGTATTTCTATCAGCGACAAGGCAAAAGCGATTGTGGCGCATCCCAGAGCGCTTGGGCGAGCTTTGGGCTATAACGACTTCACTGCGCTGCACGAAGAATGGATTCTGAACATGCTGACAGCGACAGACGACATGACGCTTCAAGCGCATCGCGGAAGCTACAAAACGACGTGTCTGTGCATTGTGATCGCGCTGCTGATGATCTTTCGCAGAGAGCAGAACATTATCTTTCTGCGAAAGACGGATTCGGACGTTGCAGAAGTCGTGTCGAACGTTGACAGGATTCTGCGCTCGCAGATCATGCAGGAAATCTATCTCGCTCTCACAGGCTCAAATCTGCTCGTTCTGAAAAGCACGAACACAGAGATCACGACAAGCGCGTATGCAGCGCCAAAAGGCAGCGCGCAGCTTCTCGGCATCGGCATCGGCGGCTCTCTGACTGGCAAGCACGCAGACATCATTATCACTGACGACATCGTCAATCTGAAAGACAGAATCAGCAGAGCAGAGCGCGAACACACGAAAGCAGTCTATCAGGAGCTTCAGAACATCAAGAATCGCGGCGGCAGAATTATCAACACTGGCACGCCGTGGCACAAGGAAGACTGCTTCACGCTGATGCCGGATGCGAAGAAGTACGACTGTTATTCGACGCATCTGCTGAACGAAGAACAGATCGAGAAGCTGAGAAAGAGTATGTCGCCGTCTCTGTTCGCGGCGAATTACGAGCTGAAGCACATCGCAAGCGAAAACGCGCTGTTCACGACATCGCCGACATTCACGAAAGAGACAGCGTTCCTGCGCGACGGCATCGCTCACATTGACGCTGCGTACGGCGGCGAAGACTACACTGCGTTCACTTGCGCTCGGCGTGTCGGTGACAAGCTCTACATGTACGGCAAGCTCTATCACAAGCACGTCGATTTGGTGCTTGATTCTCTGATCGCTGACGCAAACAAGCTGCAATGCGCGCCGATACTGTGCGAAGCGAACGCTGATAAAGGCTTTCTCGCGAAAGAGATCGCGTCGAAAGGCAGCAGCGCTCGAACGTATCACGAGAAGGAAAATAAATATATCAAAATCTCGACGTATCTTCGCAAGTGGTGGTCGAGCATCGTCTTTCTCGACGGCACTGACGCTGACTACATCAATCAGATTCTTGATTACACAGAAGACGCAGAGCATGACGACGCAGCAGACAGCGCGAGCGTCGTTTGCAGATACTACGACAAGCGCAACAACGAAGCGTATGTTTCACCATTCCACTAAGGGGGACATTTTATGAAAACTTATCAGGATTTCTTAGCTGAACAGAACAACATCACGCGATTCATCGCTGCTGCGATCAACGAGTATCGAGCGAGCGAAGAATATCGAATCGCGCTGCTTGCTGACGAATACGAGCGCCAGAAGAACGTGACGATTCGGCAGTATGTGAAATATCTCTATGATGCGACTGGTCAGCGCGTTGTCGATTACACGAGCGCGAACAACAAGATCGCGTCGAATTTTTTCCATCGGCTGAACACGCAGCGCTGCGCGTACTCGCTCGGTAATGGTGTCAGCTTCAACACGAAAGCGACGAAGGAAAAGCTCGGCTCTGACTTCGATTCGCGTCTGTATTCTGCGGCGTATTATGCTTTAATTCACAAGGTTTCTTATCTGTTCTGGAACGTCGACAGAGCGTATGTGTTCCCGATGACGCAGTTCTGCCCGCTGATCGATGAAGAAGACGGCGTGCTGAAGGCTGGCATTCGTTTCTGGTCGCTGGATTGGAACGAAAAGCCAGTGACAGCAGTGCTGTTCACAGAAGACGGCTTTACAAAGTATCGCACGAAAGAAGGCTCTTCTGGTCTTGACCTTGTCGAGATTCAGAAGCATCGCGCGTATAAAGTGAAAGTAGCTCGCAACGAAGCTGACGGCGAGTTCGTCGTCGGTGAAGACAACTACAGTTCGCTGCCGATCGTGCCGCTGTACGGCAGCAAGCATCGGCAGTCAACGCTTGTCGGTCTGCGTGAAGCAATCGACAGCTATGATCTCATTCAGAGCGGCTTCGCGAACGATCTTGATGAATGCGCTGAAATCTACTGGATTATCAGTAACGCGATGGGCATGACAGACAACGACATCGCGCGTTTCCGCGACAAGATGAAGCTTCAGCATATCGTCGCGGCTGATACTGATAACAGCGATGTGAAATCGTACACGAGGGAAGTACCGACAAACGCGAGAGAAACATTCTTGACGAGCATTCGTTCGCAGATGTACGAAGATTTCGGCGCGCTGGACGTTCACACTGTCGCTGCTGGTGCTACGAATGATCACATCGACGCAGCGTATCAGACGATGGACGAAGAAGCTGACGACTTTGAGTATCAGATCATTGAGTGCGTGCAGCAGCTCTTGAAACTGATGAACATCGACGACGTGCCGCAGTTTAAGCGTAATAAGATCAGCAATCAGAAAGAGCAAGTCGAGATGCTGATGCTTGCTGCGAATTATCTCGACGAAGAAACAGTGCTGAAGAAGCTGCCGTTCGTGACGATTGATGAAGTGCGTGAGATTCTGAAGAAGCGCGATGAAGAAGAAGCAGAACGCACAGAGAAAGAAGAACAGACAGAAGAACAGGCTGACGAGCAGACGAACGAAGATCAGATCACGGAGGAATAACGCATGTCAGACGCAGGAACTCGATTCACAGACGAGCGTCAGGCGTTTTTGGAATCGAAATTCGAGCGTATTTACAGACAAGCGCAAGAAGAGATCATCGAGAAGCTTGACGCTCACACAAAGCGTCAAAACGCACAGACGCGCGTGAAACTCGCTCAAGTGAAAGCAGGAACGCTCTCTGAAGAAGAGTTCAACAAATGGCAAGCTGGTCAGACGTTTATCGGCAAGCAGTGGAAAGACAAAGTTGACAGCGTAGCAACGACACTGCTGACAGCAAATCAGCAAGCAAATAGCATGGTCGAAGGCGAAAAGCGCGCCGTCTTCGGCGAGAACGCTACGTTTCAAGCGTACAAGCTCGAACACGATGCTGGCGTTGATCTGTCGTTCTCTGTGTACGACAGCGCGACTGTGACACGACTGCTGAGAGATGACCCGGAGCTGCTGCCGAGAAAGAGAGTGAACGGACGCAAAGACAAAGCGTGGAATCGTCGAAAGATTTCTGACGCAGTCGCTCAAGGCATCATTCAAGGCGAGAGCGTTGACGAGATCGCAAAGCGCATCGCGAAGCAGACATCGAACACGAACAAAGAAGCGATGAAGCGATACGCTCGAACAGCGATGACAGCAGCGCAGAACGCTGGTCGTCTCGAAGTGATGGAAGAAGCGAAAGACGCTGGCATCAAAGTCAAAAAGCGCTGGATTGCGACGCTCGACAGACGCACACGCGAAGCGCATCAGCATCTTGACGGACAAGTGCAAGAGACAGACAAGCCGTTCTGGTCAATGCTCGGTTACATCATGTATCCGGGCGACCCGGATGCGAAATCGGCGAACACTTGGATGTGCAGATGTACGCTCGGTTATGAGTATGACGAGTATCCGCAACAGTACAGCCAGCGGCGCGCTTATGTCGAGTATTACGACGACGACGGCGAGTTTCATCGCGAATCGCACGAGATCGCGAACATGACGTATGATGTTTGGAAACTCGCGAAGCAGAGAGACGAGCAGAGAGCGCTTGAAGCGCGGCAGGAAAGCGGAAAGGAAGAAGAGAAGAAAGAAGCGCCGAAAGAAGTTTTCATGCCAGCGAAGACACGGCAAGAAGCTGAAGAGTACGCAAAGCGCTTCAGCAGAAATGTGAACTATTCTGGCATCAGCGTCGAAAACTGCAATAAGATCAACGAAACGTTGCTCGATCTTTATCAGAAATACCCAAGCACGAAGATGTATGAGCTGATTCAGCAATATTCAAAGATGCAAGCTGTCGCAAAGGCGAACTGGGAATCTCTCAACATCAACGGTAAAAAGATCGGCTCGTCTGAAAGCAATATCTTTGAAATGAATCAGCTTGCTGATCAAGCAGCACTTAAAGCGATGAGAAAGCGCTTTGAAGGCAGAAAAGTGCCGCCAGACATGGCGCGGCAGATGGCACGGCTTGAAAACAATCTCAAGTATCAGCGTTTCTCTGTCGCTGGTCAATATGGGACGCGCGGTTATATCACACATGAGTTCGGTCATACAATCGCTGATCAGTACATCGGTCAGATCAATGACACGATGGCAAATCCAGACGCACGAAGTGCAAGATGCTACGAGCTGCGCGAGATGGTCAAGCAAGCGCGAGAAGAAGCGTTCAGAACAGGCGACATTTTCTCTCTCGGAAAATATGGCGCGTCAAACGATCACGAGTATTTTGCTGAAGTGTTTTGCGCGCATGAGATGGGAGAGAAGCTGCCAGACTATGCAGAGAAAATGTTGACGGAGGTGCTTGGAAATGCCCCAATGCGATAAATGCAAGTTCTTTGATCGAGAATACGACAAAGAAATGCAGCAGTACGATGATGTGATGAAAATGGGCGATAGAATCGTGAAGCATCACTGCCCGATGTACGACGATCACATCCCGGAAGAAATCTATTTCGAAGGCAAAGACTGCGTGTTTTTTCAGAACAAATCGTGAGGTGATTTCATGGCTGACGTGACATTTGTGTCGAATCGTTCGCTCGCTCTCAGCGGCTTGAAGAACGCGAAGAACAGAGCGTTCGAGATCATGGGCGGCAAAGCTGAGACGTACGCGAAGCAGCTATGCCCGGTCGATACTGGCAGACTGCGCAACAGCATCACACACGCGCAAGTAGACGAAGACACAGAAGTGATCGGAACAAATGTGAAATACGCGCCGTTCGTAGAGCTTGGAACGAGAAAGCAGAAAGCGCAGCCGTATTTGAGACCAGCAGCGGAGAACCACAGCGACGAGTACAGAAACATTCTGAAAGCTGAACTTCAAAAAGGATAACAAAAAAAGTCAGCGCATCTTCGAAAATTTTACGTTTTTGAAGGTGCGCTTCTTTTTTTGCTGTTTTACGATACTTGTGCAGATGCGAAGAACAGCGTCTGAATATCGCGCGAAGTACAGCGCCCGAAGCAACGGAGGTATCACATGGCTTTTACACGATCTTTTCTGAAATCGATGGGCTTGAGCGAAGAACAGATTCAAGCAGTCATCGACGCGCATCTGGAAGTGGTGAACCCGCTGAAAGAGGACAGGGACAAACTGAAGCAGGACGCAGCGAACGCAAGCGATTTGCAGAAAGAGCTTGATTCGCTCAAGAACGGCGAAGACTTCAAAGCGAAGTACGACGCTGAACACAAAGCTTTCGAAGACTACAAGAACGAGATGAAAGCACAGGCTGAACAAGCGAAAGTGCAAGCTGCGTATCGCAAACTGCTTGCGGAAGAAAAGATCAGTGAAAAGCGGCTCGACGCAGTGTGCAGACTGACGGACTTTTCGAAGATGCATCTCGACAAAGACGGCAATCTGGCAGACGCTGACAAGCTGCGTGAGAGCATCAAATCTGACTGGTCAGACTACATCACAGACACCATCGTGAAGGGTGCTGAGGTAGAAAACCCGCCGAAAGTAGCGAAAGCAACGATGACGAAAGACGACATTTTGAAGATCAAAGACACGTCTGCACGTCAGAAAGCGATCGCTGAAAACATTGAATTATTCCAATAAAACGAAAGGATGAAAAAACATGCCGAACGCTGTTGAGACTATGACTACTCCTCGTTCTGCGCTGCCGAATGTATATACAAACGTCAACGCTCGCGAGATCGATTTCGTAACTCGTTTTGACCGCAACTGGGACGCTCTGCGCGACATTCTGGGCGTGATGCGGCCTATTCGCAAGACACCCGGCACGAAGCTGGTGAGCTACACTGCTTCTGCCGCTCTGGAAAATGGCACTGTTCCTGCTGGCGCTGTTATCCCCTACAGCAAGGTGACAATCGTCGAAACTGCGAAGAGCGATCTGTCGATTAATAAATACGCGAAGGCTGTTCCGATCGAAGATGTGAATCAGTATGGCGCTGAGATCGCGATCGAGAAGAGCGACGACGCTTTCTTGGTCGAGCTTCAGAACACTGTGCTGACCAACTTCTACACTTTCTTGAACACTGGATCTCTGACTGGCACTGCCGCTACTTGGCAAGCTGCTCTGGCGAAGGCGAAGGGCGCTGTGCTGAATAAGTTCAACACGATTCGCCGTACTGTGACTGACGTGGTCGGCTTTGCGAACGTGCTGGACTTCTACGACTATCTGGGCGCTGCTGACATTACTGTGCAGACTGCTTTCGGCCTGACCTATGTGCAGAACTTCATGGGCTACAAGACGCTGTTCCTGCTGTCTGCTCCTGACGTCGCCCGGAACACTGTGCTGGCTACTCCTATTGAAAACATCGATCTGTACTACATCGACCCCTCTGACAGCGATTTCGCGAAGCTGGGCTTGCAGTACACTGTCGCTGGGCAGAGCAA